ATGAATACATCAACCGCGCTTAGAGCGCTTGCTAATGGCGTTAATCCGGATACGGGCGAATTGCTTCCTTGTTCTTCAGTCGCTCAGTTCCCAGAGACTATCCGTTTGCTTTTTACATTATCTGAAGAGCTTACCGATAAGCCCGAGAAGAGCAAAAAAGCAAAGCTCTCACCTCAGGAGCGCCAGGAAAAAAACATCGCTGAGGGTAAGCCCGCAAAATCTTATTTCCCCTGGAGCGAGGAGGAGAAGCGGCAGCTCGAAAGTGATTATGAGGCAGGTAAATCCGTAGAAGAACTGGGGGCTGAATTAGGGCGCTCGGTACGTGCCGTCGCCATTCAACTTGAAAAAGTGGGGCTCCTCACGGCTGAACAGCTATTGGGTTATAGCTGACGGAAACATAAAAAAGCCCGCATGTAGCGGGCTTGCAACGGCGAATGAGAGCTACTCGATTGAATCTGCTCATTGAGTATGTGGCGAAGCACCTTGTCATTGCTGGTTTTTTTCTAATGCGCTTTTCGTTTGGGTACACCCTTGGGTACAACTAAAACCGGAGTGCTCAAAAATTGAACTTCTGAAATTATCCGGCAGTGGGGATCGTTCTGCGGTTTTGTGACGCTCAACATTCCCCAGCAATTTTTTTCCCAGCGCTCTACGTTTTGCTACGCGTTCCCCTTTACACCTTACACAATCTCACGCCGCAAAATTATAAAATAATAAAGTAATGTTGTGAGGGTGTTCACCTAGTCACACGTAATCACTTTTTGAATTATACTTTTGATATATAGGTGTTTTTATGAGGTGACTACCTTTTTGCTAGTGTTCAAGGTGTTCACCTTTCTAGGTCAATAAATGCACAAAAGCCCCGATGTAAGGGGCTTTATGTGATTTTTTACACGTATTTAAAGTGCCATTGGCGGCTCTTCGTCGTCGAACTCCTGCAACCAATCGGGCGCGGGAGTGACTAACGTAACGTTAAATCTCACGCCTTTTTTGTCCTTCCCGCTGTCGATTGTGATACCAAAGGCTTTAGCGGTATCACGCAGCCCCCCGCTAAAAGCGTTCAGGGTTGGCGCTTTTGCATACCCGTACGCCTCCAGATAGGCAAGATACGCATGATAAAGGTATTTGAGCGGGTTGCGTGCCATCTTCCCGTTGCCCATATACATACCGCTTTTTTCCGGCAAGCCAACAAGGTGGGAGCAAAAGCCGTACATCGGATCATTGCTATTTTTTACCTCTAGCGCTTCTCGTGATTTCAACTGCTCGTTAAGTAGCGCTTTTGCCGTGTCTGGTTCGGCAAATTCAGCCAGCAGGCAACGGACGATTACAGGCAGTTCGGTACGGACTTTATCAAGCAACGCTGTGTCGCGGTCTTCGGCTTTCACAATCTCGTTAAACGGGAATATAACGCGCCGTCTTGATATGCCGCCTTGTCGTTCTGTGAATCGCATTGGGTCGTTGTTTGTTGCAACCACAACTGCCCGGATAATCGTTTCAAACGGGTGCAGGTGCTTGGGGTCGATTCGTACAGCCTCATTACCCGTAATCGCTTTAATCCCCGCGCCTGCGCCTGTATAAGGTGCTTGATCTGGCAGAACGATAAGGCTCTTACCCACAAAAGAAGCACGCTCGCGGGCTGAGTCCATATCTTCTATCGTTCCGCTGGTGGCGTTCTGCTCGCCCACCAGCATACGCGCTATGCCCGTGAATACGCTTTTTCCGCTGCCCCCCGCACCTGTTACCTCAATAAATAGCTGCCAGTCGTAGCGGTTGGCCAGCACCATAAACAACGCGGCTTTTACTCGCGCCATCTTTTCAGCGGCTCCGGTTGCGGAATGGTGCAGCCAGCGCCAGAAGTTAGGCGCATGGTCTTTCATGTTTTCACCAGGCACCGGTGAGGTGTATTCAACGCCGTTATTGCAGGTTAGCCAGTCATCCGGGCAGTGGGGGCGGAAGTGTCCGGCGCCTAAATCGTAAACGCCATTCTTAAACCCGATCAGATTAAGCGGAGTTTCGCCCATGATAGGCAGTAGCATACCCATTGCCTCTATAGCGCTTTTAATGGCGTTTGGCGTGTATGTTGCGCCGTTATCGCGGAAGAGCTGCGCGAGCTGGCGCTGCAGTTCGGCGGCGGTCAGGTGCTCCCACCCTTGCCCGGTATAGCGGTAAATCATGTTGCCATCGGCTTTCAGGCAGATTTTACCGTAATACTGCGCCAGTAATTCGCCACGCGTACTGGCTGCCATCTTCTCAATATGCTGCGCTGACAATCGCCATTTAGCCGGGTTATCCCAGCCCATCTTCTGGGATGCGCTGAAAATACCCCGATAGCTTGAGCGTTCAGCGTTGAATGTGTCCCATTTACGTTCTGTATAGTCTTCCCGGTACTCCGGTGATCGGGCGCTGTATTCATGCCAGAGCGCTTTAGCGTCGTCCTCGTATGATGAGCCTTTCAGTGAGGCCAGTCGTACGCCGTTGGCTACCCACGTTTCGTAATCATCGCTGGGGTTCTGCCATTTAGTAAAAGATAACGCGTTGCGTAAATCAGCAATAACAAACGCGTCAGGCTCTACGTCCATGTCGTCAAAGTCTGCGACTTTCTCCTGTGATTTTGCTCCTACAGCTTTGCTGGTAGGCTTCTTTTCTCTCGGTGTTTCTACGGGCAGTGGGAGGGCGTCAACGTCGATAATCGCCCCGGTGTAGGTCTGAACGTTTGCGCCTTTGTGGGGGCAATACAGGTAACTCTGAGCACCGTACACGCTGCGATCTAATGCCACGTAATCGCCGCTTTTCGTCCAGCGAGCTTTATGGCCTTCCAGACTTGCAAGCGTAAAGCCTGCGCTTTGCATCAGCATCGTTTCTACGGCGGTGAGAGCTGCCCCGCGTTCCGCTGGCTCTACAGATCTGGACAGCTCACAAACGATACGCAAACGCGGCGCGTCGGCGGTATGGCTTGCCGTCGTGTAAGTCATCACAGAACGGCGCGTTAAAACAGGCATGAGCGCGGCTATCGCACCCGGTGTGCTGTCGTCAATATCCAGAGAACCAAAGGCGCACGCCGCCATATTCTCCACAGTACGCCGTTGCCCGGCCTTTTGCGTTGGTGCTGAGAACCAATACAGCTTTTGTTTTTCGTTGCGGCGCTCTTCGTCACTCATCTCTGACGTGATGGAAAGTTGAACAGGATGCGATAGAATGGCCTTGCACAGGTCAGAAAAGTTATTCGCAGTAAAACGGGCAGGGGTCGTTTTGGGCCCCTTATCCATCAGGTGATCAAATCCGCTCATAACTTTCCTTCCTTACGTAATACTGCTTTGATAGTTCGACGCATGCGACGGTTATCACCCTTATCCGCTTTTGTGTCCCCTTGCGTGGTATAGGTAAACCCTTCACGCACCACCGGATTACCCAACTGCCGTACACGAACAGCGAAGAGATGCGCGGTAGACTGGCTGTGTCGGCTCATTATTTGTCCCCCTCTTTATCGTCGGCCAGTGCGTCCAGATGCCCCGCCATGAAATCGGCGGCGCGCGCCATATCAGCGGTATGTTTCAGGAACGCACCCAGCGCTGGCAGGTCGGCTTTATGGTCGGTGTAGTTGGGGTTATCGCACGCCCAGAAGATCAGATTGCCGATAGCGCTCACGCCGCGCAGGTAGTCGTTGCGAGCCTCGTCACCCACAGCGGCCAGCAGACGCAGATCGCCCGGCGCTGTCTCAGTTGCACCACCGGTCAACGGCAGCGTGAAAAGATTCCAGGTATTGAGATTAAGCATTGTCCACCTCCGGGGTGTTATGTTGCGCAGCTGAGGCACGCGCGGCTGTTTCAAGTGCCCAGGCGACCAGCTCATGGGATAAATCGGTGTTCTCCGGGTCGAGCGCGATAAACTGCGCAGCTTCCAGTGCAACGGCGATCGGACGGAGTGCGTCATTAGGGTTCAGGTAGGCGTCATACATGGCGCACCTCCTGAACAGGCAGAACGGCGGACAGTGACAGGATGTAGTGAGGCGCCAACACTTTACGCGCTTCGTGCTCGCTGGTGGCCTCCACGATTATTTTGCAGGGCTTCGCCTGACGGTCAGCGCGATCGAGTGCCATAAAGCGATACTGATATTTAGGGTGAGTTTGGGTATGCTGTAATCCAGCCATAACTGTTACCTCGTTTAACGGTTTGTGGTTAGACGCCCCGTATGTGTTGCGAGCACTGCGGGGCGTTGTTTTTGCGGACCTTAACATGTTAAGGTGTGTACCTATTGATTTAAATCTTAGTTTAATAGGTACACACATGTCAACAGTAATACAGCGCGATAAACAGCCCAAAGGCGGGGGAAAGGCGCCTGCTTTCCAGGTGAGGATAGCCCCAGAATTGAAAGAGCAATTCGAAGCCGCCGCACGAGATGCGGGTATGAGTTTGGCTAATTGGATGAAAACCTTGGGTCGCAAAGAACTCCAGCGGCTGGGTATTGAGCCGAAAGCCTGATCCCGCAGCAGAGGAAAATTGACGGCAGCCGGGCAGAGTGTGGACACGGGGGCGTTAAGCATTCCCGCCCCCGGTTCTTTGGGCGTTCCACTGGCGTACGGCTGCAGCGTCAAAAACGGTGACGCCATCGGTTAACTGATGGGGCTTCGGAAAATCCGGACGTTTTGCGTAGCGCCATACGGTGCTGATATGTACACCAAGATAGTGCGCTACGTGTCTGGCGCGTGCGTTGCCGCTGGTTGGGAAAATGAAAGTTTGCGATTTCATGCGATTACATCCTACGTGTTTGGGTGTAATCGCAAAGTTACGGCGGCGGGTTACGCTGGTGGGGGAACTAAGGAAAACTCACGTGAGCTATCAAAACTCACTCAGCGGACACCGCCCTTGTTAAGCCAGTCTGCCAACGTATTTTTATCATGTCCGGCAATATCTCCAAGCCCTTCCCGGGTAAGTTTCTGTTGTAGGGCTGGAATCTCTCCTCGGAAATCCTCGTCGGTAAATCCAATAACCTTAAGTGCTGCCACCAGCGCCCGACTCTGCTTGCCCGTCACTCGTTCAGATGTTTGTTTTTGCGCCGGTATTTCTGAAGCATCGAGGCCGTGGATCATCGCATAAATCTTCTGTGCCTCATAGCGAGGTAGAACCGGCTCTGGCATCGGCAACTCAAAAGACATGAAGTCGCCGGGACTTGCCCCATTTGCGGGACTTCGGGCAGGGGAGGGATACTCCTCAGAATCTTCCTGATACAGATCTCCGGCGGTATTGACGACATACAAGCCGTAGGTAATTAACTCCTCACTTTCTGCTCGGGTCCACTCACGATCAGCACGGCAGTTTGCGATTAAAGTGAAATCTGTAACGCCGTCAAACATCCTGTCAAAGACTGCGCCGAATCCGTTACGGTTCCATAGCTCTCGTATGTCGTCCACCAGCATATAACGGGCGATAACACCTTCCTTAAACCATGTTTCTAGGTGTTTGGCTTCAACGGCATATGGCGGCTCTGTTGCATTGATAGCAGCCAGTCCGACGATCAATGAAGGGTTCTCAAAGGGGTAATTTAATAGCTTTGGTACTACTTTTGCGCCTGATCTGCTCATCTGTTACGTTCGCCTTAAACGTCACCGCCTTAAGATAATGGGCAAGACAGGCGGCAAGGCGTGACCGCTTTTCTCCCCGTCGGGATAGCCTCAATATCACTTTGAACCAATAAAAAAGGTGGTGCAACCTCAGCTACACCACCATGTGAATTAGCAACGGACTAAGAAAGCCCATGCTTCGTACCCGTATGCGTGCGCATCAAGTACTTTGTTGGATTTCCCACGCACCTTGCGGTAGCGGCAGAATACCCAGCGGAACCCTTTCGGTGCCGCTTTTTTTACGATAGAACGTAAACCCATCCATCAAACACCTCCTTACCAAGAGAGATTTTTCCCTTGAACATCTTCCCCGAAGGTGTTAAGTTCGGGCTGTCTATTGAAGCTGTTCACGGTGGTGATGCCTCTTGGATTCATCACCTAAAGACCCCTTGCATTGGTTGGCGCCTTGCAGGGGGTTTTACATTTTGTCTAACTGGTAACGTGCGGCGACGAGTGATACGCCACATGCTTCAGCTACATCCTCAGCAGTCATCCCCTTGAGAACATTGGAATGCATTGCTGGCACTAATAGTTCCCCGCTAAAACATTTTGCCTGCCATTCGCTACTCTCAAAAGGGCGGATTTTAACCCCTGGAGCTGCTCGAGCGAACGCGATGTTTTTATGCATGAGAAGATGGCCTAACTCATGCGCTGCGGTCATACGGTCACGACCGACCCCATTCAATGCTCCTTCATAAATATCTTCACGTAGGATCAGTAAATGGTCTTGGGGATAGGTGAGCCCGTGTGTCTCGCCCATCTCCTTCATTCCTCCGATGTGGAGTTCGAAATCCGGAATCAACTGGGGCAATGCGAACTCGATTACCTCCATAACAGGAAATTTCAAACCTGTGATACCGAACGTGCTCCGCAGCGATCTAACGATAGAGCGTATTGATTCGCGATTCTGCGGGGGTACACGGTAATCTTGTCCGCTCAAGCTTCCTCCTACTGCTCTTTCTTATTCAAAATCTGTCGTAAATTTCTGAAATCTTCTTCGTTTAACTCATCGAAACTGCGAGCAAACGCAATTGCGACCTCACGAGCATGGCCGTTCTTACCTGACAAGCTGATCTCTACTGATTGCTGAGAGTCACGAGCCGCACTGATAAGCTTTTCTTTTTGTTTTTCATCCGCATTGAGATAGCCAATGATGCTATCAAGTACGGGTTTGGTGACCGCCCTTTTACCAGTTTCAATTGCTGAAAGATAAGACGAGGTCATGCCCATAGCCTCGGCCATGCTTTTCAGCGTCAGCCCCAAGTCTATGCGCATCTTTCTAACTGTCTTACCAAACGGCGTTAACATGGTTGTATCCTCGTTGATTACTGATGAGCAAGCGTGTTGCCATGCTTGCCTAGTCTTAGATTAACAGACCTCAGAAACAAATCAACAGATTTTTGTTGATTTGTTTTCTTTTCAAAGCACATCTTCGTGTCTGAAGGATGTTACTTTCTTATACTAGCTTAATAATGACTACGGCACTTATCGATAAACGCTTTCAAATTGCGCCGTTCGTAGCGAACTACCTTTGCAGAAAACCGGATGGGTGCCAGCAGCCGGCGGTGCCGATGCGTATTGTTCCATTCACAAAGCGTCTTCTGGGTGATCCGCAAAATAGAACAGACCTCCTCTGGTGTGAGGAGGTCATCATCAGCACCGTCGTTAAGATTCATCAGTTCGGTGCGCCGGTATTACCGCCGCCGGTCTGCACTCCCCCATGCGTGTGCGTCGTCAGGCTCTTGCCTCCGGCCTTCACATCATTGGTGACCGTTACCGGGCCTAACATTGTGGCCGTACCGCCGCTCTCGCCCATTCCCTGCGACAGATTGCCGTTAATGGTCACGTTACCGTTGAGGGTGATTGTTGGTGCGTTGATGGTCATGCTGCCGGTTGTGGTGGCGGTAATGTCACCGGCGGCGGCCACCTCGACGAATGCGGCGCCGTTATCGGTACGCAGCTGCGCGGCGCTGGTGCTGATCCCGCTGATTTTCTTCACCTGAGACTGTGGGCCAGGAATAACGAAGGCATCAGACAGGTCGTGCATGCGTTTGTCGGCCCGCTCCTGCACACCGCCGTTCTGCCACCAGAAATCGATGCAGCGTGACGAGAAAACGACGAGACACTCGTCGCCCTCCTTGATCGGAAACGTCAGCGTCACGCCGCCGCCGCGAGGAAATACCACCGGCACATCCATCAGCAGCGGGTAATCGACAGACAGCGCACTCTCCGGCGCTTCAAAAGGCGCTGGAGTGGACGATTTAACCGCGATCATGACTACGCAGGTTACCGTTTCGGGGTCGAAAGACTGGATGATACCGGGCAGGGAGGAGCGCACGTTAGCCAGCGTATTGTTAAACGTAGATTGCGCTACGTCCTGCTCGTCAATGGGTCTGGAAATTGCCATGTGTTCCCCATCAGCCTGATACGCGTTTACAGTCAAACGTGCCGATAATGCGCGGTTCGTTCATGTTGCCGCGGATCAGCTCGACGTTGAGCCAGCGTTTATTGCTTCGGTCCGGGTGGACGTATTCAAAGCCGTACATATTACCGTCGCGTGCTGGCATTAAAGTCATATCCATTTTCATCCCGCCATCACCAAGAGAGGTAATTTTTTGCGAGGTGACAAACTCCCCATTAACTTTGGACATTGAATTTGCGATCACATCCAGACGGAAACTGCCACAGTGCATCGTGACCGTTTGGGCATTGCTCGCGCCAGCAGCCAGAATACCGAGTAAAAGCAATATTTTTTTCATGATCATACCTGTTTTTGTAGCGCTTCACTGGAAGGCACATCAGCCGCGCCGCGCGCTTCGCAGGCCAAATCCATATACCACGCCTGCCCTCTGGTGTCCCCGGTGTAGCTGATATAGCGGACAATATATACGCCATCCGTCGCCACGCTGGCCGGGTTTACCAGTTGGGGTAAGCCTGTGGTGACTTTATTCCCGTTGACCTCGCTTTCCGTCACCGAACCACCAGCACGCGACAGCTGATCGCCGGATAACGTGGCACGGTATACCGACGCCTGGTCTAACTGGATTAATCCGTGGAGCGCGATATTCGAATTAATCAGGCAACGCACGTTAACGCCAGCGCCGATTGTCTGCTGTGGCATACCGATCAGGCCCGTGTCGGCGTTCAGTACGACAGCCTGATGCGCGGCCACATCCTTCGCCACCATATCCACTTTGCCATAATTGAACTGCCAGGAGGCATTGCACTGTTCGGCCAGATTATCCAGATAGGAGTGAACCATACCAAAGAACGCTTTACCGCGCGGATATACCGTCGACGGAAACACCGGCACAATGCCACTGGTAATGCCGTAAGGCTCCAGCGTTTTCATCAGCAGTGAGTACACGTCGGCGGCCGTGTAGCCCTTCGACAGGGTAGTGTTGATAAACGCCTTTGTGAAGGCTTCCATTGAATCACACGCCTGAATAAGCACCCATGAATCAACCGGGTTGTCTTTGCCGGTCACCGTAAAGCGAATGTCACCGCTGAAAATCACCCCGTAATTTGTGCCGTTGGCATGCCCCTGCTCGTTGGCGCTGACCTCGCGAACGACACCAACATCACTCGCAGGTACATCAGGCGCGAGACCGTCATAACCAGCGATGATCTTAATCTTCGAGAACTCGCGTTTCATGATGCGGTTCTGGGTGTCGGTGGAAAGGTTGTATACGCGCAGGGTGGCCGTTGCAGGCCATTTGTTATCGTTACGCTCAATGTTGAACGTCACTTTAAAATCGCTCAGGCTGATACCCTGACCGTCATCGCCGACGAGCTGCAGCTCGAAATGTCGCATCCAGTTTGTTGACATGTCAGTCCTCGGTTTCTGCGTAAAGGTGGCTTCTGATACCCAGATCGGTTTCAGTGGGGTACTCATAGCTCGGGTCGTCGCAGACCACATACAGCGAGAACCCCAGATTGAGATAACCATACTGCGCCAGCAGGTCGGCACCGGTTACCAGAGGAATACCGCCGATAATCAGGGCGCCGGTGCCGTCCATCAGGTCAATAACCCATAAGGCACCGCGCCACAGTGCGCGGATTTGGTATTCGGTACCAGCCAGAGTAATGGTGAACATCTGGTTATCAGGTGAGAGTGGAATTTCGGTAACAGCCATTTAGCCCCCGATTGTGCCTTTCTTGATGGTGAGTAGTAGCGAATCGCGTTTTTGCGCAGATACCGGAACAGAGGTTTTCTGGCCCGCGTTGACCACCGCGGAGGTGTTTACGCCTTCGGCCATGTTGGCTTTGTCCGCTACCTTGATGCTCTGCGTTTGCGTGATGATCACTTCGCGGAGCGTGAGAACGGCCATCAGCACGTTTTCCGTGGTTTTGTCCGTTGTGACCTCTATCGCCCGGATCAGCATATTGCGGTACAGACGTTTGCCGGTTACCACGTCGAACGGTACCCGGCTGCGCTGTATATCGAGGATCTGCTCGTAGGTTTCCGCCGGGCTGAGTCCGAGCAGGGGAGTAGCGGTAAGGTTACTTGCAAAATCCAGCAGGGAACCGCCACCAGCAAAACCGACCTCCATCACGACTTCAGAGGGGCGGCGGTAGGCATGGTCTGCAATGGCTCCCGTCCCCGCTGACGTGGGCTTTTCGACGGGGTGCTAGGTTATCTCCAGCGTGTCGCTGTGCTTTTCGGAGATAACTACATCCGGCACAATAATGCCGATTTTGCGGCTCTGCTGGTGGAACAGCGTGGAAAGAATATCCATTATCCCGCCGCCCCCTGTAGTGCCTGAACGGTGCGAACGTTAACGGCCGCCTGACGGTCTGCGACTTCCTGCCCGGCCAGTCGCGGATCGGACACGCCGTTAATGGTGATGTGCGTTTCCTGCTGGACTGACGGCGCACCGCCTCCGGCAGCTGCACGCCCGCCACCAGCCGCCTGATATGCCAGCGGGCTGTTCCAGTTTGAATAACCTTCTTTACGGGCCATTGACTGCATCAGCGCGGACATGGTTTCCGGGTTGGTGAGATTCAGCACCGCGTTCGGTGATACCCCCATCCATCCGGCGACCTGTTTTGCATACTGCTGCGGGTCGTTGTTGTCGCCCGCAGGAGCCCAGGTATTGATGATGTCCTGAACGGTCTGCAGCGCGCGCCCGGTGGTCTTGCCGGTGAAGTAGCGCATCAGCTGATTTTTCATTGCCTCCCAGCCGTGGAGGGCGGATTCGAAGAACCGGAAGCCGTTACCCCCCACCGGGCGAATGTTCCCCGGATTGTTGTTCCGGTCGGCTAATGTGCGCTTCGCGGATTGTGCATGCTGCACAGGTTCAGCGCCTGGAATATCCGGCTGAATGTTAGCGCCGTGGACGGTGTGCGGATTGCGGCCAAAATCGGTATTAATCCCCACTGCACGCATGCCATCGCCAATATTCTGCTTCGCGTAGTCGATAGACGATTGCGCACTGGCGGCGATGTTCTCCCGATCGTCATACAGGTAAGCCGCGTAGGCCATCCAGCCTTTTAACCACGGCGGCATCGGTATGCCTGCCAGTTTGGCAAATGCGCCCGTGACCTTGCTGATCCACGCCCCGGCGATAAAGGTCGCCAGCAGCTCCAGCGATTTTTGCCATCCGCCCAGAGAATCCTTAAGTTCGAGCAGGTGGTCGCGTAGCCACACGATAGCGGTTTTGGCTTTCTCGATGGCGGGTTGCCACTTATCCCAGTCAATAAGACTGTTCCCGCCCTCCTTCCACGTCTTGTAGTCCTCCCACAGCAGCCCAAGACCGACAATCAGCTGCGAGATAATGCCAATGGGCGACATCCAGAACGTGCTGCTCAGCAATCGCCAGGCCGCAGTTAACAGGCCAATGGTGCCAACGAGTTTTTTCGTTTCGTCGTCCAGCGATTTCCACCAGTTCGTTACGTCGCTGATTGCGTCAACTATCCTGCAGACGACCCGGCCAACAATATCGCCCAGCCAAAGGATCCCCTTAACAATGCGCATCACTACGCTTTCAATTTTGGGGAAATTGTCCTGAATGCGTGTGCGTAGCGTGTCCAGTGAACCCGCCAGACCGTTAGCGAGGTTAGAGCCTATCTTGTCGCGTGCCATTCCGGCCATCGTGCCGAGGTCGCGCAGGGAGGTCATGAAACGGTGAGACGAAGCGGCGGCAGCGGTGGCGTTGTACCCGATAGCCTTCGTCATTTCGTTATATTTTGCGCCGAACTGGCCGATCCCCTGACGCATCGCCAGAAGGGTGTGCTCATCGATGCCGAGCATCTGCGCGTACTGGTTGGCACGGTAAACCGGCATGCTACTGAGCTTCTGCCCTACGCCGGTGAAGATAGCCGACATATCGCGCATTCTGCCGCTGGCGTCGCGCGTCTGCACGCCCAGACGATTGAGGAACCCTTCAGCCCCCGGGCTGTTACGCACAAAGCGCGCGAGGTTCTCCAGAGAGCCGCGGGCAGCATCAGCGCTGCCGCCCAGCTGCGATACAGCGTAGCCGATGCGCTGAATACCTTCCACGGTTGAGCCTGTGCGTTGTGCGACCTGATACAGCTGATCGAGGCCATCGGCGATTTTCGCAGTGAAGCCGACCACGGACAGGGCTGCGGCTTCCACCGCGGCACCCATCTTTATCACCTTCATCGTAGCGCCAGTGATGGCCGCTTCGAACCTGCGAGCGCCGGACTCGTCTACCTGAAAGCCCAGAGAGACGAGGAACTCTTTGATGGTTTCCGCATTCATTACGCGCCCTCGGTTGCCAGTGAGGCCAGCGCCTTAGCCATAAGGCCACGGGCAATCTGGTGAACGGTAGGGGCGACGCCGAGATCGGAGCGCTGGCGCTCACGTTCCTGAATATTGCGGATGGCCTGCATCTGCTCGGCGGACAGAAGGACCGGCTTAACGTTTGGCTTTCTCATCCTGTTCACTCCAGAACTGTGCGTTTGCTTCGTTGATGCTTGCATTATTGCGGCACTCGCGATCAAAGTTATTTCGTGCTTTTGCTGCCTCAAGGTCCTGGCGGGTCAGCATTGGGCGGCGGCCGTTCTGTGGGTTTCCTGCTGCTAATTTGGGGTTGTATGTAGCCATGTTGAGTACTCCTTAGTGTCTTTTGCCCCAGAAGCTGGCGTTATCTGCGTTCATGCGACGGTTAGCATCGCCAGTGGCGACTTTAGGGGAAACGTCGTTTGCCTTCATGTAGTCGCCTACCTGCTCCAGCACGTCGATAGCCTGGTCAAGCTGGATTTCTGATAGCGGCGTAGGGTGTACGGCGCTGAATGCTTCCACAGGGGCATAGCGCAGGACATCGAGCGCCACAATACGAGGGTCGGTACCGGGTAGGGCGTCGTTGTACTTTGGCGCAATGACTCGCACAAGGCGCATAAAAGCTGCGTTCTGGGCGGTTGGTGCTGTAGACACATTGCCACCATCACCGCGGGAAACCATATCGCTGTCGCGGGTGTACATGCGACGCAGGCGGTCGCCGGTGGCGATGCGCATTGTGCGTTCTTTCTCAAGCGTCGTTGCAAGACTTGCAATGATGGTCGCAACGGTTCCACTGCACTCGAACTCCTCTTTGCTGCCATCGGCATACGTCACCACGCCTTCTTCGCCAGTCACGGCGATATTTGTAATATCTTTCATCGGTCAGACCTCAGTTTGTTCTATCGGGCATTTGTGTTTCATATTATGCAATAATGATAATCTTTGTTGCGATTATTGCAATGTTATTTTCTTGTGGTAATATGCAAAGTGAGGTCAGAACTCAATGATGTAATTCCGAACATGGTTACCAGTACCCAAAAGCCCAGGCGTCTCCAGCTTGGGCTTTTTCTTTTTGGGACGGGGTGTGAGTTGAGTGACTTACCCCGGCGTGGTGTTCAGGAAAATCAATGTGTTAGGGTGCTTTGTAGGGTGAGGGCTGGCGGCGGTGTGTTTTCGGGCAGAGGTGATGACTAGTGTGATGACTAGTGTGATGACTAGTGTGATGACTAGTGTGATGACTTGGTGACTACTTAGCACGAAGGTATTCACCTTAAATTTTATATATAAATTATATAGTTAAAATAAAAGGTGAATACTATGAATACCTTTAGATGAATATTTATATATTTACCCTGCTATTGATACTACGCTGTAGCTTTCTCCTTGCTCCAGTGCCACAAGTAACGCCGCCCACTGCTCCAGTGCTGCCCGGCGTTCGTCGAAATACTCGTAGCGGTTATAAATACCTTCAACACCCTTAATACGGTGATTTAAGCAGCGTTCAGCAACAACCGGATCAACGCCCAGCGCGGCTAAATGGCTGCGCGCGGTGCGTCTGAAATCGTGGATTGTGTAGGCGGGCACATCTTCCATCTCTGCTCGTACCTTGCTAAGTGCTACGGGTAAGGTGCTTTCCTGAATGTGGGGGATCATTCGGTGCTGCATTTTCCGGGCAGGGAGTACCCATGCGCTATTACTTGAAAAACTGTGCAGCTCTGTGAGCCATTCAACAACTGGCGGGGCTAATGGTATGTCTATTGCGTCGCCGTTCTTGCTGCGTTCTGCTGGCATGTACCAGACGGCTTTATCAAGATCGAACTCTTCCCAGCGGGCGGCGCATAGCTCCATTTTTCGCACGCATAATGCGAGGATGATCTTAAACGTAAGCTCGTTCTGTCGGCTGAATCCCTTAGCCATTCGCATCGCCTGGAAGAATCGGATCAGTTCGTCACGGTCTAACCAGCGGTCACGGCTTTTTTCCTTTCCGCCCGCGTCTGCCACTTCAAAGGCTGAACACGGGTTAGTTTCCAATGCGTGGCGCTTGATACCGTAATCAAAGATGCGGCGTGACCAGCGTAAAACGTCCGTTGCTACTGTTGGCGCTCCACGGTCAAGGATGGCTTTTAACATGTTGTCGATATGGCGGGGTTTTACATCCTCTACCTTCATGTGTCCGATATGCGGGTTTATATCCTTGTCGATACGGCGACGTAACTGATCGGGATGCTTCCAGCGGCCCATAATTTGCCGCTCGAAATACTCGGTAGCTAATTCTGATACCCGTAGCGCGTTTTTCTCCTGCTCCATTCTCTCCAGCGCAACCGCCTTGCGCCTCTGCTTCTCTCCGGCTACGTCATGACCTAATGCAACCCGTGCAGATAGTTCTCTGGCTGTTTCTCGGGCTTTTGATAGTGACATTTCGCCATAAGAGCCAATCAGCATAACCCGTGACTTCCCGGCGAACTGATACCGGAAACGCCACACAGGGACTTTATCCCCTGCCCGGTAGCGTAGATAAAGTCCGTTACTGTCAGAACGCCCCTCAAACCGTTCTCCCGCCTTAATCCATGCCTTTATCTGTATGTCTGTCAGCTTTGCCAT